TGCAACAAAACCCACCGACACCGCCGAACCCCCGCACGGATTGCAGGAAAGCGGCCTGCGCCTGGCCGCGTTTGTCGCCGGGCGTCAGACGCCAGCCGGGCTTTTTGGTTTCAACCGCCAGGAACACGCCAAGCGTTTTGCCAACGTGTGACGGCTGCACAACCACGGGCAGGATCCCGATCAGGTCTGACGACTTCCACACCTTGTTCAAGGCGGGCGATTCATTGCCCAGCCCGAACCGGATCAGGCGGCCCGTCTGGTCTGTCATGGCCCCGGAATTATTCCGGAACAGCGGCACACCAGCCCGGCCCGCCGCCAAACGTATCTGTGCCGCCCCCGCCGCCTCACTGTGACGGGCCGTGGGGGCGGGCAAGGGCATGACGGGACTCAGGATATCCGTGAGTTCGGCAAGGGCCTGTGCGGGGATGTGGTCGCCCCACCGGGCCTGCCAGTCTTTAAGGGTCATGCGCCCATCCACCGCATCGGCATGAGCGTGCCGCGCAGGCGGGCAGACGCTACAAAATCCACTCGGATCGGATCGCCCTCGCCCTCGCCACCGGTCAGTCGGATGCCTCTACCTTTGTCGATCACGTCGGCGGCCTTGATCAGCTTGCCCAGCACGGCAGGATCGTAGCACAAGCTGGCAGCGCCCCCGCCGCCTTTGGCCACCACGCGCCGCCATTCGGGATATGTGCCGTCGATCACGCTAAATTCCAGCACGCCGACACGGGACATTTCGCCGCCTTCTCCATGGTTGATCACAAACTGTAGGATCCCAGTCGTGGTGTCACCGTAGACCCAAAGGTCGCCGCCAGACGCCTTGGCTTTGAACGCCTTGTCGGTTGCGTCACAGGACAAGATAAACCCTGCGCCACGGATGCCTGTGGCTCCGGGCATCCGTGGCGCGTCCATGTCTTGCGTGAAACATTCCGTGCCGACGTGGCAGCCGTCCGGCAATTCAATCGTCAGCATCTGGTGGCCGTCCAGCGCCACCAGATTGTCAGCTTCGACAAACACTCCGCTATTATATCGGCGGGTCTGTCCGGTGCTGATGCACTGGAACGCGGCGCGCAGGTCATCGGCGGGCAGGAAAAACGTGGTCGGGGTCAGTGTGGGTGTGATGGTTTTCATGTTGGTGGCTCCGGTTGGGTTGGTGGTGGGCGGGGCTGTTAAGCGCCCGCCCGATCACAGGTTTGTCGTGTTGACAGGTATTCGCGCGCCCACAATTCCGCTTCACTGTGCCGGTCCATCCGGCGCGCGTTGCAGCATAGCTGGTAAAGGTGCAGGCATGTGCGGTGGTTCTGTTGCGCGTTACACGATTTTAGTCACTACCATTTGCCTTCCTTGCGCCGACCGGCGAGTTGTTAGCGTTGTACGGGCCGCACTCAACATCAATGAACCGGCGCGCTGATTCTATGCAGCCGTGAGCAAAACCTAGCGCTAGGAGGGCCTCCGTGCTGCAGCGGCCGTTTTTGATAGCGGCAACGCATTCCTGTATCCTCGCCAGTTTATTGACGTCAGTCATAGTTCAGCCCTCATTGCCATCAGTACCCAAAGTAAGATCACACCAGCACCAATAAACAGTTGAAACACTAGCGCCTCGAACCATGCATACATTGCCCCCAGTACCCTATCGGCAAAAGTCGCATGGCTTTGCACAGCGAAAAAGTGCACCACCGCTGATATCGTCGCTACTGCTGTTATAAACCCTATTAGCATGTCATCACCTCAGTTTTCCGTAGCTTATACCCAAGGCACGCGCCGCTTCAGCACGGCTTGGATACGTTATGTTGTCAATCGTTACTGGTACTTGTTTGCACGTACCGATTAAGTGCTCTTTACCCTGTGCTGACGCGCGCCTTATGTGCTGCCCGTGCATACCTAGCGCCCTGCCAGCGGCGGCGCAGCTCGGGTATTCAACACCCATTATCGTGACCGGGCGGCCTGCGCCGGCGGGGTTACGCTTGTCCATCGTCAGCAGCCTTTCGTCATGCACACTGTTTCGCCGGGCGCGGGGGTGATAAGGGGGGAGGCGTCCCTGCCAGCAACGCGAGGCCAAAGCCTGCGAATGCAGAGGCGATCGCGGCGAGCAGTATATAGCGCAAACCTATTGAGCGATGCCGGCGCGCCGGGCGCGGCGGGTGCAGCCAAGGGCCAGAGCCTTCGGCGCGTCGGTAGCGATGGAGAAAGTATGGATCGCCGCTCATGGCGTGTCTCCTATCTGGTAAAGGTGTGTCATTTGCTGGCCCCAGACTTAATCCCGGAATAAACCGCCGAGTGCATCGCGCTGATGACGGTTCCAATCGCAGGCTTTGCCCCTTGCGAGTAGTAAAACCATTGTTCATCAAGATCCGATTCTTCATCGTTCCACAAAAACAAAACGTGCATCCAGAATTCCTGGAAATCAGATTTGTTCAGGTTCGAGAATTGGTCTGCCAGTTCGTCGGGTGCGAGTTTCATAGCGGTGTCTCCTATCTGGTCGGTGGAAATATAGAGCCCATCAATCGGCCCGTGGGTTTAAGCGTCGTCAGTCCCGGATAGCTTTCCCATCATCAGAACAGCCCCCAAAGCAAAAGGCCCAAAGAGCAGCCCGAAGGCGGCCCACCATCCGATCGAGCGGTTGCGCTTGTCCGCTGCAATTGCAGTCAGAACCGCGAATCCTATCCATATTAAAACCATGTCTGTTTCCTTCCTTAGGTGTGAGCCCGGCCGAAGCCGAGCAGCTTTGCCATAGCGTAGAGTTTGCTGCGGAATTTGCTGAGGGTCATGGCGCGTGGTCCTGCAACGTCGTCACCAGCCCGTCAAAATCCTCGTTTGGGCCGAGTATTTCAGCAAGGTTCAGAACCACGTTGATGTCCATTCCGTATTCCTCGGCAAGGCTGTCAAGGTATTCGGCGCGGTCGGTGTATCCGTTGTCGGTGTAAATATCAGTCATGTCGTCACCTTCTCATAAAGCCCGGTCAGGGCGTTCCAAATTTCCAGCCGGTCAACCGTGGCCGCGCCTTGGGTCAGGGACCGGTCCGCTTCGTTCAAGGCGTCCTGCGTGCTGGTCGCGCCGATCATGATTGTGCCGTAGCGGCCTGCGTAGCGGTAAGAAGTCCAGCCGTGGGCGGCGCAGGGGCGTTCGGTGTGGTTCATGTCGTTATCTCCGGTTGGTGATGGGCGGGGCTGTTACGCCGCCGCCAGTGTGTGTCAGGCGGCCCGCGCCGTTACTGTGTACCCGGCAGGGTCGCGGCGAACCTTGGCGTGCTTCTTGGAAGCGGCGACGATTGCCGAATACTTTGCGACAGCATCATCTTCCGACTTTGCTTTGATGATTGCGGAAAACTCATTGTAGCGGCTATCTTTGACTGTGACGTAAAACTTGATCATCTGATTGTCTCCGGTTGGTGGTGGTGGTGGTTTAGAGGTTAAGGCCTCATGAACAGGGCGCCTAAGTCGACGCCCTGCGCGAAGGTCTCATTTGATAAGGCTGGCCAATTCTGCTAGCGCGTCCGACTCGGCGTCAACCTCGGAATAGTAACCACGGCAAGACTCGATAACGTCGCCGTCGGCGTCCTCGATTACCCAACAGTAGGTTTCGCTGTTGACCCATTTGGAATAGGTTTCGACTTGCGCGGCAAGGTCTGCCAGCACACGCAGGCGTTGCTTTTCCGTGATTCGTTTGATTCCGTATATCTTACGCGCGTTGTCGCGGGTGATGTAAATGAAGCCAAACAGGCCGGAGTCCCATGGGCAATGGAAAGGATTTTCTCAGCGGCGCGATAGCAGGTGCCGCTGTGCGCATAAAGCCAGACGGGCAGGCAGATGTTATCGTTTGCGGTTGCTATGTCGCGGGCGGTCTCAGGGTCCGAGTCGGGCGCGTGGTCTGGCGATGCAAAGGCACGGTGAAAACCAAGAATACGCTTTCCATTGCCCACTCGCGCGGCGACTCATCCGCGCCGTGCGGGTCGTGTTTTACCGTCGCGGTGAATCCGTTGGTCTCAGTGTCAAGTGCAAGTTTTGTCATTGGTTCAATCCTCATTGCGTTGTTTCGATAGCCCTTTGTCGCATGATTCGGGCGGTGCAGTCAAGAAAATAATCGCGGCGATCTTATCGGTCAGACGTAATCCCCCATCAAAATTTTCTTGACTTCTGGCACTGTCTTTCCCGACCGACGCGCCAATTCGGCGATGGTCATATATGGCGACCGGATAAACGCGACGCGTATATCAAAGTCGGTCGCGTCATGCGTGATAGTGAAATTTTCCATCGTTAGACTCCTTTTCATGTTTGGTTGGCTTGTCTCATTAGTGGTCAGCGAGCCGCCCTAGACCAGACACCGGCCCAACCTTGCGGGCCAGTCTTTGAGGCTCATGCGCCCGTCCACCGAATCGGCATGAGCGTGCCGCGCAGGCGGGGCGACGCTACAAATCCACTCGGATCGGATCGCCCCCGCACCGGTCAGTCGGATCGGGCGACCTTGTCGATGACGTCAGCGGCCTTGATCAGCTTGGCCAGCCACGGCAGGATCGTAGCACAGGCTTGCATCCGCCCCCGTCGCCCTTGGCCACCACGCGCCGCCATTC